CCGCAACTCATACCATATCCGCATCAAGTCGGATCATCATGGACGCACGTCGTGGGTGTGAGAAATGGTGCGACGATGCAGTTGTGGCTCAACGGCGTTTTAGCGGCATCCAGAACGGACGCATTCGCCACAGATTTTCCAACACTCACTCAGCCATGGGTACTTGGACAATTTGCCAATAGCTGGGCCTTTGATGGGCTACTTGACGCTGCTTATGTTTTCGACCCAGCGCTTGATTCTTCAGACATCGCTTATCTCTACAACTCAGGGACCGGTCGAGGCATCGTGGCATCATCAGGTGCCCCCGCCCAAAACGCACAACACAACAACCTGCGAAACATAAGGATGGCCCCATGAGTAACGTTTACAAATCGGCGTCCGTCGACCAGTACACTGAGTGCAAACTCTGGACAGTAGCCGACGGCCTGCCAAAGACTGATGCCGTGTACAACACGTCGGGGCTGTCGATCAAATACCAAATCGGCAATGCGGCCATCGTGTCGGTTACGGTTGCCGGATCTCCAGCACCAGCATCGATGTCGGCAGGCGGGTCACATGCTGACTGGGGAATTTATCACGTCGGCAACGGGTGGTATAAAATTGGACTCGCTGATGCTGTACTGGCGACAGCCGGCACGCGGGTGAGAGTGTGGATCGAGTTGACGGCGTGTGATTCCGGGCCAACGGATATTTACGTCGGTGGTTACGATGGATCTGCGGCTGCATTAGGAGCAGCGGTCGCGGGCAGTGAAATGGATCTTGTCGACGCACCAAACGCCACAGCAGTGACTGCAATCCAAAACGGGCTTGCGACGCCAACAAACATAACGGCAGCCACTGGGATTGTGCTGTCAGGGGTCACACACACCGGAGCAATCATTCCGCGAGTGACGCTGGTCGACACAACGACAACTAACACTGATATGCGTGGCACCGATGGGGCCAACACAACAGCACCAGCCACGCCCGCGAACGTATCAGCAGTGACGACCACACTGGCCGCATTGCTGCCAGTCGCTTTGGTTGGTGGCCGGATCGATGCCAGCGTGGGTGCGGTTGCAACTGACGCAATCAACGCAGCAGCAATTGCAGCAGACGCGGTGACTGAGATCCAAGACGGGTTGGCAACGCAAACATCGCTCGACGCCAAACTCACAGCGGCACGGCTGGGAGCGTTAACGAGTTTAGACGCAATGATCGTGGCGAATGTCTACACCACAGACAGTATGGCGAACGTGGCTCTTGCCGCTGGCGGTGATGCAACTGCGGCGAATCAGGATCTGCTACTGGCTCGGCTCGCGACAGGGCCTATCCGCATCACCAGCACTGTTACGGCAGGCGGTGTGGTTAATCTGCGAGTCGGGGACGATTACGTCGGCACGCGAATTGCGATCACATTTGACGACGCGGGTGGCACAATTATGACATACATGCAATCGGCATCAGTGGCGTCGGTAATCTTCGGAGCTGGCCGCAATACTGAGATAAATGAAATCTACGGCACCGTTGATCCTGATGACGGCGTCTATGATAGCGGTGCAGGTACGTCTACGGTTTACCCTCAGATTGCACGTGCTGACATCACGGGGCCGGTGAGTGACGACTACGGGTATCAAATCAAAGCTATTGACACGGCCGGGAGGCACATTACAAAAATTGCCGGCAGCGTTGTGGTGCTCGCGAAAAATGCGTTCCCGGTTTAATCGAGACCACACCACACCGAGCGAGCCCGCAACAATGACACCGCCAAAAACACCAGATGTAAAAGAGGCTGACGTGAAGATTTTTCTCGCCAAGATTTTAACCGGATGGCTGGCTGGTCTGCCATTTACCAACGTCCTGCTTGTCGCGTTGCTGGCGATGTTTGGTTGGATGTCGCACTACATAATCACAGTGGCTGCACCGGATCATTTTAGCGCGATGCAACTTGGTTATCAAACGCAGGAAATATCGCACGTGGCTGAGCGTGAGGCGAGCGAAAAAAGAAACGCCATGCAGCGCGAGAGTGATTTGATGATGTACGATAAATGGATTGGCATCATGTCGTCACGGGTGCCACCCAATCGCAGCGACACAGCCGCGACTGGCCAGTCAGGATCTACCGCCAATTGATTTCAACGACTACCGACTCCGCAAATGGGCTCGAGCCTGCAGGCTGCGAGATCGTAATACGTGCCTGATGTGTGGCCGAGTGGGTGGCCCCATTGAGGTGCATCATTGCAAGCCAAAATCGGCGTTCCCCGAGTTGGCGTATCGATTAGATAATGGGGCTACACTCTGCTATAGCTGCCACCGCGTCGTCTGCCATCGCGGTGATACGTTTGACGCGTCGTTATGCCTGTCGATGGTCCCGTTGTTCCGATATTTTATGCGGCTGGCGTATCGGCGGCGATGGAATTTGATGTACCAGGAAAGAATTTAAGCCGGGAAAACATTGGGTTTTGACTCAATCTATCTATTTGCCTGAAATTGATATCATTAGCGTTTACATATGCCGATAGTAGGTGTAGAGTTCGGGAGTGAGACACGAAAACAAAAACAAACGGGAAATGAAACAATGACACAAGTACGACAAATCAATCGAACACGAGACGCAATCACTGTCATCGACGAGATGGCCTGCGAGACGATCGTACTCACGATCATCGCTGAGGACTGCGGGATCTACGCCGTGCAGACTAACGACGCAGCCTACCAGCTGATCCCCGACGGAGGCGATCGGTGGGAGCTATCCCCACAGCCGGAGGGATCGACATTTGATGGGCAAGACACCAGATACGTAGTGGCCGCAAACGGCGACGGCGCACGCTGGGAAACCATCAGTGCCTATGCAATAGAGTAACACGTTCAGCCTTCATCCGGGATAGGCTCCGGGCTTTTGAACCACACAGGGAAACGAATAATGCCACAGTACACAGTGACTCGCAAATCCAACGGTATCAGCACATCAGTGAGAGGCTCCTGTCGATACGACGCTGCATTGGCGGGGGCGATTGAATTGGCGACACAGAGCTGCAGTCCAGTACCGAGCATAGTGAGGGCAGCCAAACCAGGCGGAACTGTCTACGACGTGTTCACGTGGTCAACGGACCATAACTGCCACGTAAACTTGAACACCCCGGTTTGTGTGACCCAATAGACGACCTTCCGCCGTTTCCGGGATCGGCTCCGGGTTTTTTGAAATCGAGCAACCAATGAAACCACAAAAAACAGGTAACCCGCAATTGCTGCTGAGGTTGCCGGCGGCGCTGCGATCATCAATCATCGCGACGGCAAAAGCAAAATCTGTAACGGCTCAGGCTATCATCCTCGGGATCGTCGCACATCATTACGGTATCACAGACCAGCCACCAGTTCGCGGCCGGCCGAGGAAAATGAGCACGCCTAGACGACGACGATAGTACATTTTTAACAGGAGGAAACATGAACAGGGAACAGAAACTGGCCCGCATTGCACGGGCCGAAAAACACGCCAGATTAGATCTGCTGGTCGCTGGATCTTACATAGACAACAGAAATAGTAGTCAATTAAAAGGGTGCTCGGTCGGCTGTGACGCTATTGATATCCAGATTAGGAATGATGTGGAGATCTGGGACTTGGTCGACGAAAACTGTCATAAAATTGTGGCAGAGCATGACGGCACCCCGGAATGGTTGGAGCATCTGCGGGACGCAGTGTTTGAAAAATTGCCTGCAGATGACCGGCACTGGTGGCATGTGGAGTTCGCGCAGTGCCTGCCTGAGACGGATAATTGGGTACCTTACTACCACCGCTGCTGCATTGTGTGCCTAACGGAATCGCTATCACATCAGCATCGCTGGCAAGAGCCGTACAAACAAGTGGTTGTCGATGCAATCGAGGCGGTGATTGCATTGCATAGATCCGAGTCAACAGATGATGCAGTTTGGTCGGCAGCGCAGTCGATAGCCGAGTTGGCCTGGGAGGCAACCCGGTCTGCAGCCGGGCCGACCGGGTTGGCAGCCAAGGAGGCTGCCTCTGCAGCCTGGGCTGCAGTCAGGGCCTCAACTGACCCGAACGGGTCGGTTGCTCGGTCTCCCCGGCATATATTCGCTGCGGAAGCCCGGTCGGCAGTACAGCCAGCAGCGGTCAAACGAATGGCTGAGAAACTTATTGTAGAGTTTGCTCGGCTGTAATAGTACACGCGGCGAATTGCTGGAGGGCATAGACACAGACGCCAGATTGGTAGCCGCACACACGCTGAGAGTCACGACAGCAATCCGGTAATAGTTTCCCTTAGATGCCTAATCATGACGAGCTGTAACCGACGCTCGCCGGAATCGTGACACGGTTTTCAATACATATTAACAGGGGCCATGCAATGGGTTTTGATTTTAACGAGGGGCGGCCATCGAACCGCGACCTGACCGAGGACATCGCTGACCTGCTATCAGACGGCGAGTCGTTACGAGTCAGCGAGTTGGCGGCGGAACTCGGCGAGACAGGCCGCACGGTGCGGAGAAATCTGCGAGAGATGGAAGCGGACGGAGACGTGGATCTGATTCGCGGGAACGGCGAAAATTGGAGAGCGAGGAAATCTGATGATTGATATGGGATTCGAATTGATACAAATTGCGACCAGCGTGGCAATCGGTAGCGTAGCATTTTGCGGGCTGATCGCCGTGCGAGAATACATGACAGGGGCCAACCAATGATCACAGCAGCGGCAGCAATATCAGCAGTGACAATCATGTGTGTCGGAGCGTGGTCTGCTGTGCAGATGTACGCGATGTTATGGGAGTTATTTAATGATGATGAGCGATTTCGAATACGACAAAAACATCCAACTGATTGTCGGTCGCACGTTGGAAAGTGTGACAAATGAAGCCGACGAATCTGTCGTGTTTGTGTGTACGGATGGCTCAGCGTTTGAGGCATATCACATGCAGGATTGCTCTGAGTGGGTTTCGGTACACGACATCGCCGGTGATCTGGATGACTTGGTGGGAAAGACGATCACGTCAGCATCAGCATGGTCATCATGTATATGGCCATCAGATGTGACGATCACGTCAGCATCAGCATGGTCATCATATACGTGGACGACGCACGTATTCCGAGCCGATGACGGCACGGTTGTGCAGGTACGATGGCTCGGTGTATCGAACGGTTATTATTCCGAGTTAGTTTATTTTGGCCGAACCCAAAAACCAATAAGGATTGATCCACATGAGTGATTTCGAAGATGCTATCCGGCGATTTATCGGCACGCCACCAGAGGGCTACGAGTGGCAGCTATGGTGTCCGCCACAGTATGGCGGCTCTGCATATGTCTCATCGGGTGACCGAACGTGTATGTTCAAGGCGGTGCCACTATGGGTGCCACCCGCTGGACTCAAGAAGGGCTGGGTGACCAACGACAGGATCGGAGCCTACTGGTGGTCACGTCGGCCAGACTATGACGGCGAGGAACACATATGGGATCACGGCACGAATGCCGGGGTCAGGGTATGGACGGGTCTGCTGATCTGCGAGCCGCCAATCACCGGCAGTAAAGCAATTTGGGAAATCAAATAAACTACAGCACATCCGGCACAATCCACGTTGTCTCGTTGACGATCACGATTTGGCTTTTGTCAGTCTCGCCGGGTGTGTTTTTAAATCCACGGACGGGGGAACACGGTAGCTGTACCAACCGCTGCCGTCCCGTCACTTATTTTTGAAGGGAATCAAATGTTAGTTTTATCACGTAAAAAATCAGAGCTTATCCGCATCGGTGACGACATCACTGTCATGATTGTCAGGTGCGGCACGAGTGTTGTAAGTGTCGGAATTGATGCCCCAAACGGGGTCAAAATACTACGCGGCGAACTGGCTACCGAGGTGCCGGATAGCGTTCGCGGCAACGAGCATGACGCTCAGAACGGGTCTGACGCCACGTAGTATTTTTGCAGTGACGCCGAGCTGATCGGGTTGGCGCTTAATCGGTTTCGGCCGTCACTGCTTTATTTTTAAGGGGCCACCCAATGGCACGAAAAGCAAAAACAAATCGCGTGCCGAAAACACGAGCATGCGGCCAGTGGACTGAGGCTGCATTCTGGGGATTCATGCGATCGAATTTGCGGCGCGCGTACATGAAATGGCCACCGGGCAGGCAGTTATTTATCCAAAACCGGCGGGCATACACAGGGCTTTGCAAGCGGACAAAATGGGAGCACCAGTGCGTGGGCTGCAAATTATGGTACACGCGAAAACAGGTGCAGGCTGATCACATCGTGCCGTGCGGCAGGCTGAAATCATGGGATGACCTGCCGGTTTTCACGCGACGATTATTTTGCGAGATGGACGGGCTGCAGATACTCTGCAGCGAAAAATGTCACAAGACTAAGACAGCGAAAGGGATGAATGATGCAGCAGGAACGATCTAACGGATCGCCGAGAGCGAGCAGAATGCTTGAAGCGGGCCGTGAAGCGGTGCTGCGTGCAATGCAGGGCCAGCCACCTATGAAGGCTGCTCAGATCCGACAATTGGCGGTGACGGTGAATCAGTGTGCCGTAATGTCGCCGATGAATCGAACGATGTTTGAGCGAGTGGCTCGAAGCACTCCTGAGATCGTGAGGATGGCGGGTAACGTGTATGTGCTGCGGGGTCAGGAGCCGGAGCGGCCAGCGAGTGACGGCAAATATAAATGGTGGGAGCATTTCAATCGGCTGAATGAGGCGGCATCGAAACACGACAGATCGGGGACATGATCAATGACTACTGCATACCTGTTCGGGCCAACGCTGGGCGAGACACCCGGCGAATACATGATGCGGATTACTGACAGACTGGATGACTGGGTTTGCAGTCGTCACAACCGGAACTATGGCAAGGAGGGTGGCACTGATCAGTGGCAGGCAGATCGCATGAAGTACATACATGCAGAGCGTGAGTTAATAGAGACAATGGATGCACTGGGACTGACAGCGTGTCAGTCAGGTATTTGTTTGGGTCAATTTAAAGAGAGTTACAAATGTCGTTGATTGCGAAAAATAAAGGCGGCGGAAGTTTTGCTCTGGTACCAGAGGATCAACACGTTGCGAGGTGCGTGAGGATTATAGACATCGGCACGCAGGATGGCACCTATGGACCGAAGCACCAGTGCATCATCGCGTGGGAGTTGCCAGAATGTCAGCAGGTATTTGACGCAGATCGCGGACCTGAGCCATCGCTGATGAGTTCGTTTTACACGCTGTCGCTCAATGAAAAAAGCAACCTGCGGCGAGTGCTTGAGCAGTGGCGAGCGAAGGCTTTCACTGATCAGGAGTTGGAAGGTTTTGACGTGTCGTCAGTGATCAGCGTACCGTGCCTAATCCAAGTGCTTCACAAACTGAACGCGGCCAAAGAGCCTCGCGCGATAATAAACAGCATCAACCGGCTACCGAGGGGGATGACATGCCCGCCGCAGATATTGGACTCGCTGGTGTTTACATTAGAGGACGGCACCTGGGAACAGTTTGAATTGATACCGGAGTGGCAGCGGGAGTTGATTAAAAAATGCCCAGAATATCCGGGGTTCGTTTCGCGAATCAATGGTGGCCCAAACTCACAATCTGCCGATGAACATTTCCAGCAGATTGACGACGCTGGCAGTGATGATGAGGTTCCGTTTTGACTTGTTCCGGCTGCAAGCATTACATTATCCGAATGGAGTCTTGCAACGCATTGACCGGCGTCGTGCATTGCAAGCGATGCGACCTAACGTGGGAGCTAAATGACCACATCGGCTGCAACAGATGCACGGAGTGGAAATCGCTAGTCGACGTGTCGGAATGTCCCGAGGCGGTGCCATCCACTCATTGCCCTGGCCGAGTGGCCATCGTGGAGCCACCGAATCAGGGGCGGCTATTTTAACACAGGACGTGAGTAGCTTGATATCATTTTAGGGTGTCGCTATAGTGCAAATCTACTGCTGATGAATACGAGACATCAGCAGTCTACAATTAGACCTACGCGGAATAATTCCGTGTTTTTCCGCCGCCATCGGTCAGCTCGTATCTGATCGATGGCGGCGTTTTTTATGGGAGCGGTTAGCGTGAGTTATGAAACATTCCTCGGAAACAAAACGAGGGCCGATGAGCAGAACGGGTTTGAGCCGATTTGGATTCCTGACGAGATGTTCGACTTTCAAAAGACGCTAACAACGTGGGCGATCCGAGCAGGACGAGCGGCACTATTAGAAGACTGCGGGCTGGGCAAATCATTTCAGGAATTGGTGTTTGCAGAGAACGTTGTCAGGCACACAAACAAGCCAGTACTACTGGCTACTCCACTGGCTGTCGGTGCTCAGATGTGTGAGGAGGGCGATCGTTTTGGTATCGACACAGAGCGATCACGGAACGGCAATACGTCTGGGATAGCCCGCGTCGTAGTAACCAACTATGAGCAGCTTCATAAATTTGATCCTGCAAACTTCGGCGGGTTTGTTGGTGATGAATCAAGCTGCATCAAAAACTCAAAGAGCCAAACGAAAGCGGCTGTCGGAGAGTTTTGTCGGCTGATTAAATATCGACTACTCGCGACAGCAACAGCAGCACCTAATGATTATCACGAGCTGGGAACATCATCAGACGTGCTGGGGTATCTCGGATATCAAGACATGTTGACGAAGTTTTTTAAACAGGATGACGCGGCAAAAGGTGCTCACGGATGGGGGCGAGCCAAGTACCGATTTCGCGGTCACGCTCAGGACCATTTTTGGAAGTGGGTTTGCTCGTGGGCTCGATCTATCCGCAAGCCATCAGACATCGGCGGTGATGATACCCGTTACGAATTGCCCGAGTTGATTCAGTCGGAGCACATTGTAAAGACATCGAAGACGCGAGACGGAATGCTGTTCTCAATGCCTGCGATGAATCTACAAGAGCAACGCGAAGAGCGCCGCAACAGCCTCGATGAACGGTGTGAGAAGGCGACGGAATTAGCCATAACTCACGACGGTCCATCGGTGTTGTGGTGCGAGCTAAACGACGAAGGCAATCGACTGGTGACGGAAATACCGGACGCAGTTCAGTTGAGCGGGTCGACATCTGAAGAACGCAAAGAGGAAATACTTGTCGCGTTCACTCGGGGGGAAATTAAGCGACTAGTCACGAAGCCGAAGCTGGGTTGCTGGGGTCTCAACTGGCAACACTGTCATAACACGATCATGTTTCCGAGTCATTCGTTTGAGCAAACGTATCAGGCTATTAGACGGTTCTGGCGATTTGGCCAGACAAAAAACGTCAACGTGCATTTTGTGGTCAATGAGGGAGAAGTTGGCGTATTAAAAAATCTAGAACGTAAGTCAAAACAGGCGGAAGAAATGTTTGAGTCGCTTGTTGGATTTATGAATGAGGCGATCAGCGTTGGTCGCAACGATGTTTTTGAAACTCCTGGGGAGGTGCCGAAATGGCTATGAAAGCAAAACCGATTGTCCCGAGTAACCTGATGATTCCTATCGGTGCCGAATGGACACATCAGCTCAAAAAGTGTGCGGACTCATGGTCCGACAGCGAAGTAGGAATAATGAGGTCTCAGTTACCTACACAGTATCACGCCGTACCGTTGGATCAGTTGCGGAAAATGTGGATCAACATCCGTAAGAAAGGAACGGAGGGTTATCGGGTGGCCGGTAAAGGACCGTCTAAGGGATCACGCACAAACAAGCCGAGGAAAAATCCGCCCGAGTGGTATGTGGAATATCTGAAGTCTGACCACTTCTGCGAATTGAGAGAAAGAATACTCGCCAGATGGGATCACAGATGCTCTGTCTGCTACGAGCATCAAGTCGACACGACTATGGACATTCACCACAGAACGTACGATAGACTTCATCAGGAAAAAACAACAGACGTAATACTGCTGTGCCGTCGTTGTCATGATTTGTTTCATGACAACACACCGAAAGAATCACCAGAGAAAGGACTGTTTTAACATGGCTGTAAAGCATCAAACAATCACTAACGACTACGCACTATATAACGGCGACAGTGCTGAGGTGTTACAATCATTGCCGGATAAATCGATTCACCTGTCAATCTACTCGCCGCCGTTTGCGACGATCGGAGGTGGCTGTCTTTACAACTACAGCAGCAGTGACCGCGACCTGTCGAACGCTCGAAGCTATGACGAGTTTTTCGAGCACTACGAATTCATAGTCAAGGAGATTCACAGGTTGACATTGCCGGGCCGGATCAGTGCGGTCCACTGCACGGACATACCAATGAAAGGTGCGAGTATAAGCGGGTACTCAGATTTCCCCGGCGACATTATTCGAATGCATCAGGCAAACGGATTTGAAATGCTGCCGAGGATATGTATCTGGAAAGAACCGCTGGCTGTGCGAACTCGGACGATGGCTAAGGCTTTGACTCATCGACAGATCACTGAGGACAGTTGCCAGAACAATGTTGCGTGCGGCGACTACCTGATTCCTTTTCGGAAGACAGGTGACAATCCGATACCAGTAACACACCCGAATGGATTACTCGACTACGCCGGAAGTCGGCAGATGCCTGCTGAACTGAAATCGCTGAGAGGATTTGAAGGTAACCAGATTAAGAATCGATACAGTCATTGGATCTGGCGACAGTACGCTTCGTGTTTTTGGGACGACATCAGGCTTGGGCGTACACTGCCATATAAGGAGGGTCGAGACAAAGATGATGAGCGGCACATGCACCCGTTACAACTGGACGTGATTGATCGAGCGACAACGCTATGGTCAAACCGTGGCGAGAACGTATTGACGCCGTTTATGGGCGTCGGATCCGAGGTTTATGGGGCAGTCATCAATGGCCGTCGAGGCGTGGGCATCGAACTAAAAACGAGCTATTACAATCAGGCGTGCAAAAACGTGCCAGAGGCGTTGGCGAAACAGGAGCAGCCTGAACCGACATTGTTTGACATGGACGAGGAGGAGGAAGTCGAGTGAGTGAATCATGGATAACGCAGATCGAATTTGACACGCGTAAATCAGATCAGCTTCGAGCATTATTGGCGTGGGAAACTGAGCGGCAGGCCGAACGTCTGCCGCTGCCTGCCGGTGACGTGCCAGTGTCTGCCGGTGATCTGCCACTCATTGCCAGTGGTCTGAATGGTTATTAACATAGACATGACCGAAACTAGCGGTAGACTTTAATTAACGGGGCCGGGTGACAGCGGCACCGAATGAAAATCATCAGGGCTTGCCCTGGTCCTCACCGTTGCAATTGGCCTGTCACCCAATTGCAACGGTTTTTTTTGGCAGATGATATGTACACGATACACAAGTGGTCTGAGACGTTTGAGAACTCTGACACACGTAAGCGACAGCGGCTCGGCTGGGTGTTGTTTCCGTCTGGGTGCGATTCGATTGGCTACATCGATTTAATGGAATACGGATCTGCCGGCGTGGCCGCATTCGGGACATTTGCCAGCATCTGCCAGTGGTCTGCCACTTCCTGCCGGGATGTACGGGGGCGTCTCGCGAGGTCGGACGGGTCCGAAATGACGCACAAACAAATTGCCGCTGTAATTCGCCAGCCAATCGCTGTCGTTGATCGATCAATCGAGATACTGGTGGCAATCGGTTGGTTGAGTGTCGAAAACGCTGAACTTATTGACGATCTGCCAGTGTCTGCCGACGATCTGCCAGTGCTTGCCAGTGATCTGCCAGTGTCTGCCGGTTCCATCCCGAAAATTCCGCGATTGTTAAAGGAGAAGGAGAAGGAGAAGGAGAAGGAGAAGGAGAAGGAGAAGGAAAGCTTCGCTTTGTTTTGGGCAGCCTATCCAGAGAAAAAAGCTAAGGCTGACGCGTTCAAGGCTTGGGGTGTTGCAATCAAGAAAGAGACAGCTGCCATGATTACGGCAGCTGTCGGTGAGTACATTAAATATAAGCCGCCATTGATTAACTACAAACATCCAGCGACATGGCTGAATAAAGAATGCTGGACCGATGAATACTACAAGACTGTTTCTGCGACCAATGAAGCGGGCCACCCTATCGACGACTGGGATGAGGTGCAGCAAATCGTTCACGATGTCTACCACCCGGATCTTAAAAATTGGGCACAGGTTGAGCTGCTGCTGACGCCGCAGCAATACGCGGCCGTTGCGATCGCTGGATTCCTGAGCGTCTGCGACTGCAACCAGTGGGATAAAAAACACCGGCAGCGTATCGAAAGGCACGGGCGGCAAACGGATGTTAGATAAATTACCGCCGCAGAACCTAGATGCTGAGCGTAGTGTGTTGGGTTCGCTGATTTTGCAAAACGATGCAATTGACGAGATCAGCCTGACATCTGACGAGTTCTATAGCCTGGCTAATCAGCTTGTGTTCGGTGTTTTTCGGATTTTGCGTGCTGCTGGTCGGCCAGCAGACTCAGTGACTGTGGTGGAGGAGCTAATCCGTCGCGGCGAGCTCGCAGACGTAGGCGGCGTCGAATATGTCATGGAGCTAATGGAGGCGGTGCCACATGCCGCACACGTAAGGCATTACGCCGGGATCGTCCGAGCTAAATCGCAGCAGCGGAAATTGATCTATGCGTGCACGGAATCGATCGCGGCGGCCTACCGGGGCGAATCTGACGAAGTCATCGCTGAATTAGAATCTTCACTGCTGGCGATACGTGAGGCGGCCACCAGTGGTGAAATCATAACGATGAGCGACGCAGTGGATGCGTTAGAACTGCGGGAACAGAATCCGTCGTCCGTGCATTCCACGGGGCTAATCGATGTTGATAATCATATACGCGGCGGGTTACGAGCTGGCCAGTTAACGATCGTCGGCGGTCGGCCGGGCAGCGGTAAGAGTGTGTTCGCTGGCCAGATTGCTAAGTCATTTGCCGATCGCGGTGAGCCTGCGTTGGTCGTGTCGCTCGAAATGGACAGAGCAGAGCTTGCCGAGAGATACGATAAATCAGTCGACCGGCGGACGCTGCGAGGTCTGCCGATTTACATGGTCGACTCAGCGTACGAGGTGAGCCGCATCTGTAGTTTGATCCGGCTGGCAAAACGAAAACATGGGATCCAGCTAGCGGTGCTGGATTACCTTCAACTGACCGAATCGGACGACAAAAAGGCCAGCCGGGAGCGGCAGGTGGCAGACGTGTCGCGAGCGATGAAACGCCTTGCTGGCGAACTAAAAATACCGATCGTGGCCGCCTGTCAATTAAATCGATCGGGCGAAAAAGAAAATCGCGGGCCGAGACTATCTGATCTACGAGAGTCTGGCAGCATAGAGCAGGACGCTGACATCGTGATCATGCTCCATCATGAGGGCGTGCAGTCGCAGGCGGTGATCGCAAAACAGCGGAACGGGTCGACCGGCGTCGTGCCGCTGACGTTTCGCGGCGAGCTATTTCGATTTGAGAATTACGCGGCTGATGTGCCGTTTTTTGGTAGTGAAGAATAAGGGGTTTTGTTTATTTCCGCAAATCTCCCTGAAAGTGTGTGGCTAGTTGTTTATGTGTGTCGATACGTGGTGTAGACTTCACCCATCAGAGACGAAAACAACAACAAAACGGGAAACGAAACAATGTACGTAACTCACACAACTACGGAAATTCGATTCAAGTTCGACAAAAACGGCAAGCGATTCGCTCAGGTGTGGAGCTGGGAGTGTTTTTGCTGGGTGAGGATGGGCTTGGAAAAAGCAGAGCTTATGGTTGCAACTGGCCAAGCTGAAGAAAGCGACAGTAAATGGTAGTAGAAGACAGAAAAAGCCCGGCAAACCGCCGGGCTTTCGGTTACTTCTACAAATCTTCCCAAAACAGTGTGGCTAGTTGTTGCATGTGCCGAAACTGAGTGTAGACTTCTGAAGTCGACAGCGAAAACAACCAACCAAGGAAACGAAACAATGACAACAATCAACTGGACATCTGGGGCAGGCAATAAAATTGAGATCAGCTTTGCAGCAATGTACGAGCTAGACCTGCAAGGCAGACGCAAGACATTTGGCCGCAAAGAAGTTGTTGTGATGGCAACAGTTGACGGCTCGACAATACAGCACATGGGACTGCAGCACACAGACCATGCGGTTGCTGTCGCTAAGGTTGGCATAATTGGGCTAATTGCTGCAAACCGCGACTTATACGTGGCAGCCGAGGCAGCAGCCGAGGCGACGATTGCAGGCCATAACGCAGCATACGACGCACACTCTGACAGTCTGGACCAAGTCGACGCAGACTGCGACAGCTTGACACGACGCATGGCACACGGGGAGTGATCCGGAAAATAAAATCGTAATCTCCCGGAAAGTGTGTGCCTAGTTGTTGCATGTGCCGAAACTGAGTGTAGACTTCACCCATCAGAGACGAAAACAATCAACCAACCAAGGAAACGAAGATGACAAACGCAACACTAGTCGCTCAAAACATCATCAACAACATTCAATCTGCACTTCGTGGCACTCAGTGTCCAACCATCATGATGGACAACATCTTGGACCGAGCTCAAACCATTGTGAACGATGAAGGGTTCGTGTGGGACGTTGCTCTGGCGATGGCCTGCAAGATGTACACAAAAACACAACACGCAGCACTCTACGCCTACGAGGCGTAGAGGTTGGGATCTTGCCCCGAAAGGGGCTTTTCGTGTGTATGGAGGACGATCAATGATCGTGGAACAGTGGAGCGGTAATTACGTTGTGGGTGATCCGCAAAAAAAGAAATGAATGAGCTGGAACTCAAAGAGTTAATCGGCCAATTAACAAAAACAGATTCCACCCGGCTGGATGAATTGCGGAAGATTTACAAATGAGCAGTGAACGACGTAACATCACGCAGCCCGCCGACTGGTGGGCCGCGTTCCAAGAGCAGGCCGAATCGGACGGCATGACGCTGTCGGAGTGGGCCGGCGAGTGCATGCGGGTAAAACTGCATGCACTCATTAACGACGGACTCAGCGATCGTCCTGCGGCACATCGGCCGAAGAAAATGAAAGAGTGATCAAATGACTGAAGATTGTGAAATACACTGGCAGCGAATTAAGTCGTGCAGTGAGGGCGTGGCGGGGCAGGCTGGATCTGCCTCTCAGCCAGCGGTGATGGCATCTATCACAGAGGTCTCGGGCTACGTTTTCACGGTCCATAAATCTGGTCACTGGCTGCGTGGGTTCTGCGAAGGGCTAATAATCCAGTCGGGGCGGGCGTGATTAACACATTGACGACTCGCGGAAATCAGGTTACCATGTCTCTGCCAACCTGATCAGCAGCCCGCAAGGGCCAGCCGCGTGCAATGTGCTACGTGGTGCCGAGACCGATTGTTTAAATCTCGTTTCAGGAGCATGGCTATGCCGAATTTTATTAAAGAATTTCTGACCAGCAAAAAGGCCATTGCGGCTGTTGTTGGATTCATCGTTGCGGCCGTTGGGCGTTACGGGCTGGATCTCGACCCCGAGGCGGTCACTCAGATTCTGTCACCGATTCTGGCCTACATTATCGGCCAGGGATTTGCAGACATCGGAAAAACAACGCGATGAAAACGTCTGATTGCATATTCGCTGCGGCCATCATGCTACTCGCATCATGTGGACTATTTGTGTCGACGCAGGATCTGACGCACGTCAGTTTGACTGTGCCTGCTAGGCTCCGCATCTATGCACGGGTCATTGCTCTGCCGGGACGTATGATCGCTGACGAATACGCACCGCTGCCGGTTGTTACGCCGTATGGCACTGAGAGGAGTAAGGAATGAGCATCGATGAAAACACAAAACTGATCCTCATGCGTGTCGTCATTGCAGCGGCGGGTGTGCTGTTTTTCTTCGGTTTCGGTGGCGGCAATTACGCGCTCGCGAAGTGGCGTAAATGGCGAGTTGTGCCACATAGCAAAATCGGCTGGACACACGCGGAGCTAACAGTTCACACGACGACGATGTTGCAATCATACAAGGACATGCAGGCAACGTGTGACGGTCAACGTGCAGAGATTGAGCGGCTACGATCTGCGTTGGATGCGTTGGTGAAATCCGTGACGATCTTAAATGTACAGGGGCCAGCCAATGAATAAAATACTGATCGCTGCAGGGGGCATGCTGTTATTTGCCGGCTGGTTGGCACTGTCGCCAACTGACGCCACACCAGTGGCTCCGCCTGTCGTAATCGATGAGGCGTTTGCGCTCGGCCGATATGCTCTGATCGTCTATGAGGCCGACGACAAAGCGGCATATCCTGCGAGCCAATCACTGATTTTAGACTCCGCAGAATTTAAGCAATACCTGAACACCACAGCCACTGACGGCTGGAGGATGCTGGACCAAAACGCCAGCACGGAATTCATGCCGCTCGTGTTCCAGAAGTGGCTGGCACGTCCTCGGGACTCATTGCCGTGGCTGATGGTGTCCAACGGCACGTCAGGGACTGAGGGCGAGTTGCCGCTGACAATTGCCGACGCAAAAAAAGTGATCGGGGAGTTGCTGCAATGAGTGACAACGAATACACAGTGCCGCGAGGAATGTCGCGTGGATGCGTACCGCGAGACATCAGGAAAGCCCCGCTTGGGTCGTCCATCCCAATGCTCGACCGGTTGACGATTCCGAAATCAGAATGGTCCGATAGGTTGCGCGAAAAGCGACTTGCGAAGGCCATGCTATCTGACGTGCGGGATATCATGGGGCCAGCCGGCGGAGTGATCCCGGCGCTAAATCAGGGACGCGATCCGTGGTGCTGGGCATTCAGCCCGGTGACTGCTGCGACATTAGCCAGAGCAAATGCCGGCATACCATACGAGCATCTGAGCGGTACTGCGGTTGGCAATAAAGTTGCAGATTTCCGTGTTCGCGGCGGCTGGTCAGAGGAGTCGATGGCGCACATGAAAACACTCGGTGCACCGTCAACAGCATTTTGGCCGGAGGGCGATAATGCTCGCCATTTTGACAATCCAGACACATGGTCGTCCGCTCGCGAATCAATCATGGTTGAGTGGTATGATATTGATCCGAGAGATACGGCGGCAATCAATAGTTGCCTGTTACTCAACATACCTATGGCTGTTGATGTGCCAGCGTGGGCACATAGTATTTGCTTAATTGACGCCGTGGATGGCTTCGTCGAATACGATCACCTAAACTCGTGGGGAAACAAGTGGAACGGAAATGGCATCGGCCGATTGCGAGGTAAGTTTACGAAATTCGATAGCGTGATTGCGTGCGTCGTATCGACGGGAGCATGAGACGATGAAGCGACTAACACTCTTACTACTGGCCATTGGATGCGCTCAACAACCAGCGGCAGAACAATCACAGCCAGAGGCACAGCCAGAGTCAGAGATTGAGTGGCAGCGTATCGAGGTTGCTCCCAAAGCAGATGTCGTGGTGCCACCCATTGAGTACTCAAAAGTCACGCGACGCATACTAGTGTCTGAGACATGGTGCGGGCCATGCGTCGCGGCAAAAAAACGATTCCTCGCATCAGGCGGGAAGGAATCTGACATCATCACGATACGCCAGGCGATGAGCCAATACGGCATCAAGGTAACAGCCATTCCCTACGAGTTCACGACCACCGAAAATGCCCAGCGGGTGGCACCTATTAACCCGCGTTCGTATCGCTATCAAGTGGTCGGGCAATCGTCATACAATGGGACACATACGCCGACGAAATCCGCGATACTCGACCACCTAAGGACAGCACCACAGCACAAGGACAAGCCGTGGCAAATATGGTATCTGGAGAGCTGGAACGTGGCACAATTGATTGCACTGCACGATGATGACCACAATGGCGTGGTGCCGTTTGCCGAGCGGATGAAGGAGTTGGAATGACACTTGAAATAATTACTGGGGTAATACTAGCTGTCTGGTTTATTGTTGTGGTGGTGATCCACTTGGCTAGGCCATTAGTAGATAACGAGAGGGATTGGCGTGTCGTACGGCGATCGGTAATATTTTTTGGATGGACTTGGCCGGTGGTGATCCCATCGATCTTAATACTTGCCGTGGCAGATTGGGTGATGGGGGAGTTGGAATGAGCAATCAACACGATAGCAAATGGCCCATCAACGAGCACACGGCAAAACTAAGACGATGGTTGTCCGAATCTGCTGACAATGATATTGAGTGGCCGGCTAAAAAGATTTGTGATGTTGCCGCATCAATCTCCGCAACGTTTCTGGACGGCTATCACATGGTTCCAGATTCAGACGGCGGGATTGTGTTTGTACGCATCGATAAAAAAGGTGATCAGTGCCATGTGCATCTGTACGATGACGGTGATATTTACACCACGTACATCAGCGACGGGATAGTCATATCGCACGACAAGATGACTCAAGGGGATTTCGAATGAGCATCGGGATCAAAATAGATGACCAGTCAACACGGTCGGCAATACGATCCACTGTTGATAAGCTGCTGCGGAATGCAGTGCCAGGGCTATCGCTACCTGAGACGCTAGCTATTACAATGACACGCCATAGCGATCACGTACAGGTCGAGTGGATAGGTCAGGTCGAGGCCGTGCTTCGGCGTATGCCTGATCCTGATTTGATACGTGCTAGGCTGTATAACACACATGCGGAAGTCGATTTACGGATATCAAAACTCAAGGTCGATTACTCATAGGGGCCATGCAGATGCACTGCAGACGAGTAACAGGTACGGTGGGACAATCAGGCACGCTAGAGGTTGACGACGGCTACAGGCTATGGCTCGTGCCTGTGAGTCGGTTCGTTGAGCGTGACGGATCCAGTCGGATGATTCTCTGGCGTAACTCATTTGAGTCGGTACTACCTGCACTAAAGCCCGGCTTATTGACATCTGCCGAGCTGTGTGCGACGGCGGATAAGTTTCTCGACGATGAGGGGAAGCAATGAACGACCTGCAATCAATGAAGATATTAGAGACTCAATGCGGCGTGCCACCTGCTACCATGTCTACGGTGGGTGGCCCCATGCAATACAATCGATCACGGCATCGACACCTGGCCGAGTCAACCAGCGAGTACGCATTGACGGCGTTGCAATGGTCGCAGGCATGGTCGACAGGTGTGCCGTCTGAGCGAGAGTTGCGTCAGTACGTGCGGCGGCAGATGGTGGGATCGGTTGGACTGATCGTCTATCTGTTATGGGCGTGGCGAATTGCATCATGGATCAGGGCGATCCGGGATGCGTGGGATCGGACAGGAGTAGTGAGCGAAGGTGAGGGTGGCCCCCGGCCATAAACCCAATGTTTTCAGTTTTCAGGGCATTTAAAAACATTGGCCTTTTCGATATTCACAGCCTTCGAATGGCATCAGAAACGAGCATAAACCCAATGTTTTCAACTGTACTTGACTTCAAAAACATTGGCCTTTTCGATCAAAATCGCCAGAAAATCCGGCGGAATCAGGCATAAACCCAATGAATTTCAGGCTATTTCCATCAAAAACATTGGGTTTATGGGTCCTTCTAGGCCCCCCGGTACCTCCGGGGTTCCGTTACTCTCGAGACTG